GATCGTACGTTCGGTAACTACTTCGGGAATTTTTATAGTTTCAGACTCTACAGAATCGACGGCTGGTTTTGAATCGAGATCAGAATCGTTTTGCATAGTGGAAACCTAGAACAAAGGTTGGGTAAGTAAAAACGGATTTTTATGTGGGAGATAGTATGCGGGGTCTGCTTCCTTCGCGGCCACTTTCAAATTCGTTTCCAAATCTGGAATCGTACGCCACGGCTGGTAGTTACGTGTTAAGCCTGTGAACTGATTTGAGCTTTCAAGCAAACTTGTTTTCTCTGTCGTCGCGGGAGGGTAGCTCATCACGCTGTATATTCTACCGTATGATATACCCTTGTGATTCAGCATGGTTATACCTAACTAGTTTTCTGGTTCTCGTTAAGTAGGATATGTGTAGTCATAACAGGTAGTTAATTATGGATATGTAATGAGTATAACTACTTAGCTATCTCACGCAGTAGGTTGCACCACTCATCATCGTTCATACCTGCAATGTCCTTCAGTGTAAGTAACTCGCCTATCGTGTAGAGCTTCTTTGATTGCTCGCGGCTAACTATTGAATCTCTTGAGCATCCTATTAGAGCGCCCATAGCGGTCTGTGTGATGCCCAGTCGCGCACGTATCAGTCTATATAGCTGACCGCATTCTTTTCGCTCATTGCGCAACCTGCGAGCTGTGAGGTGTACCTTAGGCCTAGTCATGGTCTGGTATTGAGTGTCCACACTTCCACAGTAATGCAACTGAGTATCATTAGCCAGTACATCTTAGCTTGCTACGCAATCTTCACCTACATGCAACCTAGTAGCGACTAGGTATTTCTGTGCTCATCATATCATTGTCTATGAGTTCGCTAACCGCTCACGTTGTGTTCACTTCACTACGTTACGTTCACGGATCGTAAGACGAAACGAACCCTCATTTTATTCATAACTTTCTTCACTTTCTTTCAACTATCTTTGAATAGCCAATCATCTTAGTTAGTTGCTAACCATAATTTTATGCATCTTTATCATTGTACTATGTCATCATAGTATGTATACTTGCTTAACTTAACCAATGGAGACTATGACTATGACAATCATTGAACACCTCGCACAACTCGCAGTTGCCGCTGTAGTTTTCGGTAGCTGGTACTTAATCCTTGTAGCTTTCTGGAGCTTCTAACCATGAGAACCATATTGTTAACAATCGCGTTACTCGTACCAACCGTAGCTACTGCTCAAACTGTCGATGAGCTGATGCGTGAAGTACTAGCCGACAACAAACCATTCTACGCTCCTCAAGCAATCGTGCCTGTTGTGCCTGTAGTTCCAATGTATCCAAACGCTATACCTCGGAATCCATACGGCACTGGCTACAGCGTCATTACTACTGAGCGTACACAACCGGACTATGTACAGCAGTATCTTGGAGTGCGTGGAGCTACGAGCAATGTAACAGTGACGAGCGTTGTACCTAACAACGCATGGGGTCAGCCAATACGACCAATCAACCCGTTTTGGCCATAGGGTTACGCAGTAAGCCAACCGTAAATTCACATTAAGTGAACCTTGTAAGATGCCGACTACATCTTATGTAAACATAGTAGTTAAACGTATAATGGAGACAATATGAAAAGACTAATACTTGTAATGACAATAGCAACTTGCAGCGGCTGTGGTGTACTTCTGCCAGACGTTATGATCGTAGGTACTGAACAGGGCATCCGTGCTTATAACGATGGCCAATCAGCGTTAATAGCTCAAAGCAAAACGCAACATCGTAACCAAGAGACACCCTACTGGTCTACTCGCAAGGTACAATCCCAGTATTCTTTCTGGGACCGTCTCAGCAAAGGTTTTGTAAACACACGCGAGGTACCAACCGATGCTGAGTAAAGCACTTACCTGGTTCCTCACAACATCCACAATCGTTGGCGTACCTGTAACCGTAGCAATCCTGCTTATTGGCATGGAGCGTTCTATAGCTACTCTCACTTGTGAGACGGCTAGAATTAACTGCTCTAGATCATTTACCCAATCAGTAGACTACATTGCTGAGCAAGTAGACGACGATACAGACGTAGTTTTAACACCAAAGAAAAGGAGATAGACCGTGAATAAAGTGACTGAAAAAGCAATGGAGTTCTTTTGGCATGATGATGATGCACAAAAGATGCTGAATGAATTGCTAGAAAGCGGCAAACCTGCGCGAGTAATTGCGGAAGCGTTGCAAGAGTATACAAACCAGCTTAACCGTTTCGAGTTAATGGGCATGTACCACCAGCTGCAAGTGCATGTCGTAGAAGCAACCGATTGGGATGAAGTAGCTAATCGTGCTTTGTGCGATTGGTATGGCGCTCACACTGATAACAATACATAAAGAGAATGACTATGAATGATAAGATATTTCAAGCGTTTATCGCTGCACAACGACAATTCGGACCCGCATTAAAAAGCAGTACGAACCCTCACTTTCGATCACGTTATGCTGATTTGAGTGCTTGCGTAGAAGCTGTAATCGACGCGCTAAACACTAACGGCTTAGGATTAGTGCAGGTGACTCATCCATGCGAGTCAGGTGTGAGCGTTGAAACTGTACTAGTTCACGAATCAGGGCAAACAATGACTAGTGGAGTGCTACATGTACCAGCGTCAAAACAAGATGCTCAAGGCTACGGATCAGCACTAACCTACGCAAGACGTTACTCGCTTATGGCAATCTGCGGCATAGCGCCAGAAGATGATGACGGCAACCGCGCTTCTAAGCCTATAGAGATGAAGGCGAAGGACATAAAAGTTGAACGTGTTTCAGTAGTTAACAAGGCTACAGGTGAAGTAACTGAAGTAATGTCAGCTACAAAAGAGCCTAAGAAATCGCGGATTGAGAAAACGATCTACGACATTCGTACACTGTCAGATGAGCAGCAAGCACCAGCCGCAGAGTACCTCAAGCAACACGCTTGCGAGTACAGCGAAGCACTGGGCGTGTGGACATGTCCTATCAAACTTCAACGGCTACAAAGCTGTATTGTAGAGAAGGTAACTGGTTCCGAAGGAAGCATTGGCAAATGAGAAGGCTTAGAACCGAGAGGCCAGTAGGCAAGAAAGAACCTAGAAAACCCGATGCCCCACGACCAGGCTATAAACGCTGGAGCACTCAAGTACGAGTTGAATTGCTAAAAGACTTTTATCAGGTAGCAGCGAACGAGGATAAAGTTCTGATCGATGCTGTTGAAGAGGCTTTAAGCAACTGGACATATCAGGATGGAGACTAAAAAAGGAAAGACTATGACTACAAACAAGCTAATTACATCAGAAGCACTAGAATACGTTATAGGCAAACATCGCTACCTGGGGGATGGTAGGATAGCCATGAGAGAAAAGAAGGCCTACACGGCTGGCATAGAGGCTATAAGAAGCATCTTAGCTAGTAGGTTGGATAGGCTTCTGTGGAAAGCTGAGAAAAGTAACACGGATTATGACAAGGCAAGGCTGGATGGAGCCTTGTGGTTGTATGAAGTGCTAGAAGAGAAAGATTAGTAAAATTCCAGCGTACCTTAATAGTAAAGGATCAACCTGTTAAGTTGAGATATGTAGGTGCGACTCCTACCGCTGGAGCCAAAAAAATACCGCACTCAGCTACGAAACTGGGTGCGGTTAAAACTCAGGGACTAGCTGAGTTTTGTTGGAGACATGGAAAGACCATGACTCATCAACGGTATCACCACAACGCAAGCTCATCAACGACGAACCCTTACCATTGCTTGCTTCTCTTCAGACCAAATTAAATTAATTTCTGTATTAGTATTGGTATTAGATCTAGGTATTAGATCTAGGTTATATCTAGGTAGCTGCTCATTTTGAGCACTTGATCTGCTCATTTTGAGCACATAGTCTGCTCTATTTGAGCACATACCCTGCTCATTTTGAGCATCTACTTTCTCAGCTTCGGATTCTTGTTTGGCGACCTCAACCTCGACTTTAACTAGAAATGAGCTAGTGATCTTCAACGTCCTTGCTCTGCCTTTGTCACCAACACTGCCAGTGATTATGCCTTGAGCAAGAGAGCGATCTATTACCCTACGCATAGTGATGTAAGTTAATCGTAACTCCTCTGCGATCTCCTCTACTGAAGCGAAGCACTCGTTGCCACCTCTGTTCCATTTGTCGATATATGCGACCAAGGCTGCCTGATGGTAGCTCAGTCCAAGGTCTAAATAGGTATGAAAGAGTGGAAAGAATGTGCCGTGTTGTGGTAGTTTACTCATAGTATTGGTCCTTTAGTTGTAACGCATTGGTCCTTTGCTGGTCCTTTTGTTCCTATCCTTAAAACCACTCTTTGCCGCCAAGCTCAGGAGTGGTTTTTTATGTGTACTAGTAATAACGATGCAAATGATACCGCTTTAATGGCTTCTTAAACCGCATACGATGTGGATTGCTCACAATAGCATTGCCAGCAGCGCATAACGCTCCAGTTTCTGCCAACCAATTAACTAAACGCTTGAAATCCTTTACGTTAAGATTAAACATTGCTGCTGCTTTTTTTTCAGGATACTTAAAACAATAGCCATTAATTTCCTGCTCCATTACTTTAGAAAGTAATTCAGCTCCAATTTCTCCATACTTTTTGTCATGTTTTTCTAGCCGTTTAACCAATTCAAAATTTGGCATAGCTACTCCTTGCCCTTATTTTTCATCCAAGCCTCAACTTCGCTTAACTTAAAGCGTCTCGACTTTCTAATCCGCAACATCGGCATCCCTTCACGAATTAGTATTTCAATCATGGGTCTTCCTACCTTAAAGTGTTCAATCACTTTGTGTAAGTCGACATAAGGTTCTAATTGTTTCGTATTGTCTTGCATAGAACTGCATGGTAATAGACTGTCAGTTATTAATCAATAAGGAGATTACATGGCACGACCGCTACAAACCTGGAAAAACAAAGGTCTGGATATAGCCGCATGGCCAACCAAGAATGGTGGCATATCGTTCACTATCCGCAAGACGTTTAAGCCCAAAGATAGTAACGAATGGCTTGAATCTAAATCATACTTTCCCAACGAGCTTGCCATGCTTGCAGACTTGATTAAGCAAGCGACAACGTGGGCACATGAAGAGTTTGGCGAACCTGTATCATCTTTTGACACACGTCCTCCTCATCCGAAAGTTGCAGCGATTGTGAAGGCAGTTGTGGAAGATGATCTAGACATTCCTTTTTAAGCTACCTGGAGACGACTATGACGACAATAAAACTAGAGCATGGAGAAGCCTTTAACGCTGCAGTAGCAGGGCTACAACGGCAATTTAGAGCTATTAAAAGAAACGCTAGTAATGATACTGGCTATAAGATGAAAGATGAGTTTATGACTCATATTCATGGCGCTATAGCAGAGTTAACGGTAGCTAAAGCATTGGGTTTATATTGCAACATGAGCGGTTCAGACCGCGTAATAGCAGATGTTGGAGCTAATATAGAAGTTCGTAGCAGCGCCAATCCCAAAGCTAGGATGCCGATTCGCAAGAAGGATAAGGATGACGCCAAATACTATTTTGTGGTTGGTATATATCCAGACCTTGAGATAGTTGGTTGGAAGTATGGCCGCGACTGCAAACAGGATTGCTACTGGGTCGATAAAGATAAGGATGGTAATTTTATCAACGGGCCGTACTGGGCAGTTCCACAATCCGATCTAAATCCTGAGCTTATCGAGGTAACACTATGAGAGTTTACAGCTTGCACACGATTACCGATGGAAAATGGTCTGTTCGGCTAACTATCCGAGAATCAACAGACTTTAAGCACCAATACGAGTCCAGACCGGATCTACGCGGCTTAGTTGATACTCACTATAACGAGTCACCTGAGCGACTAGCCAAACTCATTCTTGATACAGTCATGGATTGCGAGGCAGTCGAGGTTAATCTGTTGTGTGGTCCTGGCATTTACATGGAACGGGCATGAAGTCGGCTGAAGATTTAGCTAGGGAGTACCTGGAATCTTTACCGCTTGGGACGTACGGCAAAGAGTATGATGCGTTCTTAGCTGGTTATATCGCTTGTCTAAACAGTTGGATCTGGCCAACAATAGGCACAAATGTATCTTTAGAGGACGAATCAGATGCCACTGAATAAGAAAGGTCTTAAAATCCGTGCCGCGATGGAAAAGTTCTACGGCAAAAAACAGGGAGATGAGGTGTTCTACGCAAGCGAGAACAAGGGCACTATCAAAGGCGTAATTAAAAAGAAAAAGAAATGAGGCTAAAAAAGCCAATGCGCAGACCTGAAGAGCAAGAACAAACTGCCTTCTTTGACTACTGCCGCGCTATGGCTCATGTGCATAAAGGTTACGAGTTAGCTTTTGCTATTCCAAACGAGCGCAAGGCCTCTATACAGCGCAGGGTTGCGATGAAACGGGCAGGCCTAACCAAAGGCATTCCCGACATTTGCGTACCCGTAGGCAACGACAAGTACAACGCTCTATACATAGAAATGAAGGTTAAGCCCAACCGCGCTAGTCCTGAACAGATGGACATACTACGCAAGTTCAATGCTGCAGGTAATTACGCGGTTATCTGCTGGTCTGCTGATGAGGCAATAGAGATCATAAGCAAGTACCTAGCAAATGGGTTATGAAGAAAAACATGCCGATATTTGATAGTGAACCAGTCTCGCATGAAACTCCTGAACGTAATTTGTGGTTCGCGGTAATAGAACGCGCTCTAAAAGATTACTGCTTTTTTTTTGACAAGCTACTAAACACGGGCAGTGGCCAACTCGTAGCGTATGAAAGCCTCACTAACGAGAACCGCAACAACTTTCATATCAAAGCTATTTATGAGTTTAATCGGCTTAGGTGGTTCTTATTCGAGAAAGAACCAGAAGAGTTTAACCTTACCTACCTAGCCGATCAGCTATACGAGGATGGTGATGGTGCCGCTTCAAGTATCCGCAAAGAAGCTGCAGAACAGTTTAAGCTACACTTTAATCAAGCTGAAGAACGTGGCCGATTTATGGCCGTTATTAACTACATTAAAGAGAACACTGGCATTGTAAGGCAAAGAGCTGCGCAGAAGGAAAACTCTCTACGCAACAAACGCCATAGGCTTAGCCACTAACGTTTTTTAAGATTCTTCAAAGAAAGCACTTGGCCGACACCATAAAGTACAGCGCCAGAGACAACAGGCGTTGCAGCTTGTGCAAGGCTTTGCGTATCAGCTTCACTCACGCCAATGGTAAGCAAGCTACCTGCAACAAGTGTTAGAAGGTGACGAACTATCGAGAAGATAACCAGTTCCATGCGATTCTTCCTGCTCTAGCGTATTGGTAAATTGAATGACTGCAATCCCTGCTGGTTGGGGGTTTCCAGCTTCCAGAATTGCAGTTCATCCATGACGTCCAGTAAAACCGTAAGTCACATTGCTTAGTGTTGTTATAGAACTGCACTAAGTCAATAACAGACTTTGCTTCTGTGCCGTCCAGATCAGCTATGCACGGCTTTTGTAAATTAGGAGATATTCCGTGCCGCTCGCAGATGGTTCCTCTAATACAGGACGCTCTGAGAGGATTATCCACAATGACACAACCAGGCAAAGTAGCAGATACAGCACCAAGGAGAGCTTTTCTAGCAGGTCCATTTAAATCACACTCTAAACAAGGTGAAACGTAACAGGTTAGCGAACCTTTCGACTGCTCAATCCGCTGCTTAAATCGCACGGCTAATACGTCTAGCCTCTTTCTTAACCGTGACCATGGCTTCTTAGCTGCTCTATTCGCTGAAGCTATCGTGTATCCGTAGAACACATCCCCACGCTGGCATCTCTTGTTTCTAAGGCAAGGACCGTTAGCTAAATGCACCCTGATAATCTTGCGTTTCTTTTGCTGTAGTATCTGATTCGCGCACTCGCACTTTCTGCCAAACGAATCCTCTAGCCATCCTGTCATTATAGGCTTTCCGCGCCATGTAGCGAGGGTCTTTTCACAATTCCAAGTGCTGTTACAGAGTCCGATATAGCTCGTTCCCTGGGCCTGTGCAGAGGCTATAAATGCCAACAGCACAATGAGCACTCTCATTTTTCTAGTATCCTATCAATCTTTTGTTCCATGCGTTGTAACCTATCTTTGATAGCAATCATTTCATGCTGCATCACTTCAACGTGCATAGTAAGCTGATATTTGCTCTGCTCTAATTCTTTCAGCGAGTTTTTAACTTGCCTGTAGTCTAGGCCAACTAGCGATATAACAATGCCAATGGTTCCCTTAATTAAAAGGTCGAGCCAGTAGCGCAACTCAGTAAAATCACCGCTTGTCATATATTTCTAGTTCCGCTTCACTGTAGCCATTCATTGCAGTCATGAAATTAGCGAGAGCGGCACGACTAGAAAGAATTGCCGTATCTGTGCCTATCGTTCCATACATCAGGCCAAGCAAGATACATCCATGCGTATCCTCCTTAGTATTACCAGCATGGATCAGTATGTGGGTACGACCAGGCACGTCACAAACTTGGAATACTCGGCCAAACTTAGGCGAGTTATGAATCTTTATCTTGTACTTACCAGCAGGGATACAGCTTATCTGCTTTTCATTGTCGAACCAGCGATCCTCTAGCGTGACAAACATAGGACGAGCATCGAGACACAACACGCCCAGTGTAGCGTCTTTGTATTCCGATACTCGTACTAGTTTTAGCTTCATGCCTCTAGTGCCGCGATACGAACTTCAAGGGCCTCTACTTTAGCGTTGAGTTCTTGGATAGCTTTGCAGAGAACAGAGGTTAGACGGTCGTAGCTGATAGCGTCCGGTTCGCCTTCAATAGTTTTAGCTACTACTTCAGGGATTACATTAACCATCTCCTCAGCAATAAACCCTACATCGTGACGGTCTGGTTCAGATTTATAAGTAAATGTAACTGAACGCATTGCAAGAACTTCTGCAAGTCCATACGAGCTATCTTTAATGTTGTCTTTATATCGAGCTGATGAGGTATCGTAAGTCCAGGCACCAGTAACATTGCTCCACTTCATAAAGTGGGTTCCAACTGCTGCTGTTATTCCTAACAAAGCGAAAGAGGCGTTTGACTTTAGAGTAAAAGCATTGTTATACGCTCCACCTTGCACCGCTGAATAATTGCCAATTAAACCAATACTAGTAACGTTATTAATAAAATTAATTGCAGAGCCATTATCTGTTGCGCTATTGCCACCAGAAATTGCCATAAGTTTGGCACCAGTTCCATTTCCTACTTGCAACTTATAAGCAGAATTTATTGAACCAGTTGTATCAATTAAAATCTCTCCTGAGTTGAGAATCCGCATTCGTTCAGTAGGCGTACCCGAACCATCAGCAGTAACAGCAAACGTTAACGATGTTGGCATATCGTTAGTAGCGCCAGGAGTTCCAGTTACCGTTGCGTTAATAAATGCGCCACGAGTGTACTCACTTCCACTTGCACCATAAAAATCAATTTGACCCAACCCATCGCCATTTTGAACAATTACATTGCTTCCGGCTGTAGTTCCACGGGATTTATATAACTTTAATCGGGAAGCACCAGCATCGTTAGTATACTGGCCGAGGTCCATCAAATTACTTATAAGAAAATTCGTCCCATCATAAAGAGCTTCATAGGTTAGGCCAGCCATAACAGGAGCTAAGGTTCCTAACGCAATCTTAGAGTTTTTCATCAGGCAAGTTACAGGACTCGCTAATCCACTCACTTGCAACGTCACTGCACCAGTGCTTGTAAAGCCAGCAATGAATCGAAATACTTGGCCAGCAACATACGCGGTAATAGCAGGAGATGGTGTCAACGTTTGAGCGTTTGCAGAACCACCAGATGTTCCACACCAGATAATTGCGCCATCTTGTACCTGGCCAACTTGTGCAGCATCAGTTCGAGCAGTGCCAGCACCAATATTAGTTATGCGATAAGTACCTGCATTAAGATTGCCAGTAGCAGCGTTAGAACCATCTTTGTTCAAGCACTGGTTAATGCCTGTAGCAAAATCATCGTCTTGCGTGTCGTGACGTCCGGCTTCAATGCCGATACCTAGCGATGCATCGCCAGTCCAACCGTTAGTAGTAAAGTTGCCCTTCTTGTACGTTCCACCGCTCCACGTCATCTTATCACCTATGCTTTATACTGATTTGCTTTTCTCAAAACTGTTTTAACGTATCCTTGAGTTTCTCCAGGAGTCCACGCAACATCAAGAATGTTATCCCAAGTTGGTTTTAGTCCTTCCTTTTTAACCTTAGAGATTGCTTTTGTTACTCTATCCGGTCCCCAATTATATGCAGCTGCTGCAAGCCGCGGATCGTTGTTAAACTTCTTTAGCTGTTGTGCAAGATACCGCACTCCACCATCGATGTTTTGCACTGGATCGGCTGGATCAACTCCTAAATCACTAGCAGTTCCAGGCATTAGCTGAAATAAACCAAACGCTCCCTTTTTGCTTTTAGCTTTTGGATTGTATGCAGACTCTGAAAGCGCTACTGCTTTTGCAAATTCTGGAGGTACACCATATTTTGCAGCGGTTTTTTCAATAAACGCTTCATAGTCTGTTCTTGTTGGATTGCTTGGAAGGGTATCAACTTCTGTTAAAGACTCTGCTTCAGGAGTAGGTTGTGATGTAACAACTCCACCTGTGTTTATATCAGCTAGTAACTGATCAATCTCTGGGATTCCAGTGCCAAGCCCTACGCCACCTATCGCCATACTAGACTTGCTTGGTCCTTTTATTGGCTTAGTTGGTGAGAGTTCAGATTCTAATCTTCCTGCAGTTTTACGCGCTCCACGTTGTGCAGCTTGTCCCGCAACTTCTCCAGCAGCTTGGGATGCTTGTAGCGCACGAACCAATGGAGTAAGCCCTGTAAGTGTTTCGCCAGCTTTAGGACTAAAGTATAGGCTTGCTAAGTCTTCATAGAATTTTGCTTCTGGTTGATTAACTAACGCTTTAGCACGCAGTGCAAACGCTTTGTCTTTCAAGCCTTGTTTTTGAAGTAGCTGCTTGCCAGTTTCCTCAAGGTCTTCTTCTGCTCTTATTTGCGCGCGAGTAGTTGAGCCCCCCAAATATTGCTGTTTTCCTTTGGAAATTTTTTCTTCAATCTCAAGAGCCTTAATCACTCTTTCAGCTTTGTCACCTAGTGCAGCTTCTAACCGCTTTTTCATCACTGGCGTTGTGAATTGACTAGCTATATCAAACCCTTCACGCTTTGACTCTAGCCCACGCTGTAGGAATCCACGGATACCAGCTTCAAAGTCTGCAAGATTGCCAGCATCAGCAAACGATTTGCGAAGTTCTGCAATCTGTTCTGGTTGATAATTAAAGATAGTTCCAATCTTGCTGGTATCTTCTGGATCTATGTCTATCAGCATCTTGAACTTGGTTTTCTCAAGTTCGTTCAATCCAGAACTAGCTGCTTCAAATGCTGCCCTTGCTTCTTTGTATGTTGGAGAAGCAGCGTCAAGTTGAGAAACAAGCTCATTTTTCGTGGCTTCCAAAAGTCTAACTTTTCTACTTGCACCAGCTTTCTTAGCTTCTACAATTTTATCATCAAGAATACCCTTTGCTTGATCGAGAACGTCAAGAGAAGTAACTGATTTGTCTGCATTAGCACCAAACGAACGCACTTCCTTAATTGCTGATGAAAGATTCTTATCTGTCTCAATAAGATTAGTGAGTTTTTCACTTACTATCTCAGGAGCTTCTTTACGCGCTTGAGTATAAAGCGGATCTGCTAATGCGGCTCTTTCGCTTTTTAGTCCTTCTACAATGTTTTTTGCAGCACTAGCCATCCGTAAGCCACCACGATACGGACTCACTTCAGGACTAACCTCATTAAAAACACCACTAAGCCTTTCAAGCTGCTCTTTGGCTCTGCCTTCAATCGCGCGTGTTGCTATGTCGATTGACTCAGGACGTTGTGCAACTATTTGTGCGCTTTGTCGTATGCCACCAGTGCCAACAGCTTCAGGAAGGAACAGAGGAAGGTTAAGACGCTGTGCCTCTGCAGCTAATGCTTCAGCCGCAACCATCTCTTCAGGACGGACATTTCTAAGCTGTCGAGCGGCTTCAAATGCTGCAGCACTTGGCTTTTCAAAGGATACTTTTATATCTGGAGCCCACTGTGGAGGAACATCTCCAGCTGCTCCACGCTCTGAACTAAGAAACTTAGCGAGTTTAGAACCAAGCGCGCCAACATCAACACCACGAGACGCAAGCACGTCCCCAATGCCTTGCACTGCTGCTTTACCACCAAAGTATAATGTTGGACTAAGCGCGGCACCAGCAAGACCACCAATCGCGCCACCTGTTAATCGGTTTTCTAGTCCGGCTTCTGCTGTACCTGCACCTTGAACAGCGCCAGTAGCTAATCCAGCACGGATAACGTTGGCTGGCGTAGTAGCAATCTTTGTCCCTAGAACAGTTGCAGCACCAGGAATACTTTCAATGGCTCTAGTCACTGTTGGCAAATACTTTGGAGCTTGTGCAGCTGTAGCACCAAGCCCACCAAACAAAGCACTGCCAAGGATAGAGCCATATTGCCCAACATTGTATTCAGTTGGAGCTGCTGCCTCTACTTGCTTTAGCAAGTCTTGTTCTTCTTGAATTGCCTGAGAGTATGGAACGCCAGTAAACAACGAACGTAAGCCAGCGATTGCCTCATCAGAAAACGGGTTCAACCCTTGGCTAATGCCACCAGTTAATCCTGCCAATCCTTCCAATTTTTGCACTTGAGCAAGTTGTTGTGCTTGCTTAATTTTGTTTGCTGCCATCTCAGCTTGAACAACATCGAACTTAGCTTGTTCAGCTTGAGGCAATGGAAATATGGCAGGACTAGAAGCAGTCGAACCAATATCAGCAAGCAATGCAAATGGATCTAAATCGGCCATCTTACTGTCCCTTTGGTGCCCTAGTTAGTTGCCAAACTTTACCATACTTTGTTGCCAAATTGTTGGCCTCAGTAATCAAGTTCTGCTTTTGTTGTGGAGTAATGTCTGCCGCTTTTACCTCTTTTGATATTTCAGCAAGGCGATCAATAGCCTTCTCGCTCGCTGTTTTGCTTGGCACTTCAAACGGTAGTAGCTTTGTATTTATATCTGGATCGCTAGCATTGATATTCTTGTTTGCAATCAATCGATTCTTAGCAAGTTCAGCTTGTGATGAGTAAGATGTTTTTGACGCATCAACGTATACCTTAAAGGCTTTAAGCAAATCTGCCCTTGCGGCATCGTCTAGTTGAGATTCGCCACTAAAGATACCCTTGAACTGCCCTTCGTACTTTCTAATGATTGGCAGGATATTGATTCTTGCCTGTGCCTCTACAGGAGAAACTACCGAAGCTGGATCACCTATCTTTGTACCTAGTCGAGCAATCTCGTTATCAGCTGCCCTGCTATCTTGAGACATAAGCTCCTCAATAGCGTTGTACATATTTACGATCTGAGTTGCTCCCTCTCCCTGCTTAGTAAGAGATTGCCGCTCTTTATCAACGGCTTCTTGCCTACGCTGTGGGCCTTTAACGATCTCTTCTTTAGCAACTTCTTGGCTAATCTCTCGTTGTTGCTTAGGAGTCATACCAGGGATTGCTGCGACTCCAGGAACGGCTGGGGTTCCCATTGGCGTTGCAGTTGGCGCTACTGTAGCTGCTAATGGTTGTAAACTCTCAAATCCAGCCGGAAGATTGCCAGTTTGTTTTACATACTCTAGTGCAATCTCTTGCTCTAGCTTTCTCTTGGCTGCAGCTTGTTCAGCTCTTGCCGCAAGTTCTTGTTGCATAAGCATTGGATTAAGCTCTGTGAGTCTGCTCATAACGTTCATAGGAACGTCTTGTTGCTGCAGTCCTTGCAAGAAAGTAGTTCGCTCTGTTGCTGGCTTAGTAAGTAGCTGCGTAGCCAAATCACTAGCTTGTAAAGATTCTTCAGTAGCTTGCTTCTTAGCTTGATAACCAAGCAATCCAGAAAGTAACGCCTGTCCAAGAGCTATGCCAAAGTTACCAGCTGGCTTGCCGTATGGATTGTAAAGACTAGGTGCTGCTTGAGTTAAAGCAATCAGACCCATGCCGTATGGGTTTTCAGCACCAGTTATACGAAGCCCACCGAGAGCACTAGCAAGTGGGTTAGTTGTTATACCGTCTGCCATTGTCGATCCTTTTAGCTTGTTATGTATCGTGTTGCAGCTGCACCAACTCCAGTCCCAAGACCTTGAGCTAGTGCACTACCTGCACTTGGTTGTTTTGGCTGGGTATACTGTCCCATGCCTTGCATTGCCGCTACATCCCTTGCAGCATCTGCTTGAATTTGTGCGGCTCTAACTGCTGAACCACCACCAGATCGAGCGGCCTGTAATTGTGCTTGTCTATCCAATGCTGCCTGTTCAGCTTGTGTTCTAGCGGCAAATCCAAGTTGATAAGGCTTAGAGCCAAGTTCAGCAAGTTGGAACGGCAAAGTTCTACCAGTTACATCCTGCGCAAATCCTTGTTGTTGATACTCAGCACCTTGCGTAAATGCTTGGCTCATAGCATTTTGCCGTGCTGATGCTTGAGCATCATTTAGCATCTTCATTTGTGCTTGATATGCGCCACTGTTCGGATCTATTCCCTGCTCTGCCATACGTTGACGCAGTTGCATCTGTTGACGCTCAAACTCTGGTCCCATTGTGCGCTCAAATTGCCCCATTACATTTTGACGCGCTGATTCAAGTTGACCTGAGAAGTCTGGTTGTCCAGCTGCAAGTCTAGCTTGCTCTTGTGCAAAC